GGAAGCGCCCGCGCATATCGGGGAGGTTGAAAGTCGAGGATCCGTTGCCAGGCCCGTAGGTAGTCCCGACCACGGCGAACAGCCCGGAGTACGTCGTCCTCGAGACGGCCGAGCCATCACAGATCAGCCACCCGATCGGAGCAGCGCCACCGGGAGCGTAAGCCATCATCCCGCCGACCGGGACGTTCGCCTCCTCCACCAGAGACGTCACGTTGCGGACGGCAGAGATCGCCCCGCCATCCCAATCGACCTCCGCGATCTTCCGGAACAGGGTCGCCGTCGACGCCCCGGTCTTGACCTGAAGCGCCCACTGGTCATCGCCCGAGTCGGCAGTCGCGTACACGTTGTAGGTGCCAGCGGGCTGCGACGTGAAGGTGAACGTCAACGTCGAATCGACTCGGCGCCACTGGCCCGCGACGTAGATGGCGGAGACGTCGTTGGAGTCCCCAGCCGTGACCGAGATCACGTTGCCGGACACCTGATCGACCCGGACTCGAGCGTACCCCGCCAGGAACTCCTGCAGGAGGTTGAGGAACGACGCGTCGAGAATCGTGACGCCGTTAACGAAGCTGGTTTCCTTGGCAATAGTCATGCCGCCACACTACCTCTCATCAGAGCGAATCGCCTGCCGTATTGACACCGACCACGAACCCGCCGTACACGAAGGTGGCGGAGAGATGAGCAGGCAGAGCGCGGCGGAACGCCGCCTCGAAGCTGGCCTTCTCCTCGTCCGACTTGGCGGAGTAGACAGACACTTCCACCGCGTAGTCCGCATAATCCTCCACGATCCCGACCTCGGTACCAGGGAAGAACCTATCCGCGAACTCGAGGAACGAGTCGTAGCTGATCGGCCCCGGGTGGATCCGAGCACGGACGGCAGAACGCCGATCCTCGAGGGACACGCCATCGGGATCCACCAGAAGCCCAGCCTGCGCCTCCCAGATCCGGAGCGCCCACTCCGGACAGTGCTCCACGAACGACCCGTCCAGGACAAGGTCGATCGCCAGCCGAGCCTGATCGAACTCGGTAGCGATCGCATTCATGACATCCCGGATGTAGGGATCGTAGGTGAAGACGGACGGGAGATAGGAGAGCAGGAGCCAGACCGAGACATACCCGCCAGCGCTCTCCACCACGCCCGGCCCGGAGTCAGGGTTGGGGACGACGGCACCCGGAGCATGCGTGATCAACTCCGGAGCGTGCTGCCAGAGATAGCTCCACGGGACCGGGCTGACCGAATCAACCTCTTCCACGTTCCACAATACGGAAAGATCGCCCGACACGGCCGTGACCGAGCCGCCATCGTTGACATCCCAGAGCAGGGAGAGATCGTCCGTGACCGTATCCGAGACGTTCCAGAGCGCGCTGAGGTTGGCACCGACCGACTCAACGCCCTCGGCATCCTCGACGTCGAAGACCACCCCGAGATCGGCGGAGATGGCATCCGAGACGTGCCATGACGTCGAGAGATCTTGACCGACAGCTTCGACCCCGGACACCAGCCCATGTTCGGTGGCAACCTGATTGGCGTAGTCGAACGCCGTCTCCTCGTCCACCAGGCTCGCGTCGAAGACCCACGTCGCGGACCACTTGTTGATCCAGAACCGAGACTGGTCGGCTCGAGAGCCGATGCCGAACGCGTAGAAAGTGTTGGTGCCCGAAGCAGCCTGCCCGTCCAGCACCAGATCCGAAGTCGTGATCGGATCGCCGTCGAACTCGTGAACGTAGACAAGGTCGTTCCCGGACGGGTCGAGATGGCAGAGGATGATGTACCACGTATCCGCAGACGGAGCGTCCACGTTCGAGCCGCGGATGTGGTCGTTCTCGGCGCCGACCGGACCGACCATGTGCAGCCAGGAGATGCCGCCATCCGACGCCCCAGCGATAGCGGGAAGCACGTTGTTGTACTGGTTCTCTTGACCGAGAGCAGCACCGGACCAGCCCGCCATCAGCGCTCGAGAGTCCCCGTCCCCCGTAGGGAGGGTCGCCCCGGTCCTGGCGATATGGAGAACCCAGACGTCGTCGTAGCCGGGAGCCGCCACGTCCAGGGTAGTAGCGAACCGGGACGACACCAGCGTGACCGTGGAAGCAACATCTGGATCGTCGTCGTCGTAGACCGGGACCGTGGTCGAGAACAGCTTCACGTGAGAGTTACCGGCAAGGTCCGGAACCATCAGGACGTTGGCGCCATCCGTGAGGTACTCGGGACCGGACTGCGCCATGTCGGCAGCGAAGATCACGTCATCCCAGTCGATCGTTCCCACGGTCGGCTGATCCGCATGCGGGGAGATCACCAGAGCCACCGCGTCGACAAGGTGCTGCTGGTTCGAGCCGTGAAGGTTCGTCGCATCCCACGCGATCTCGATCAGATCCGGATCCGCCGCAGCGGCAGCGATGATGGCCGGATCAGAGAAGTGGAAGACCGAACCTCGGTGAGCGCCCGAGCCTCCCGCCCGGACTCGAGTGACGGGATCCCCGACCGCCTCCCCGTCGATCATGAACTGAGCCTCCACGGACCAGCCGCCAGACTGGCTTCCGGCATGCACCATCACGAACTCGATCGGGCCGACCGCGATGTTCGGGGAGGCAGACGCGTCGAATGACACCGTCGCCACCCGGTGAGCGCCCGCCGCGGTGTTCCCGGCCTGCAGACGATCGCCCGAGCCGCCGCCTCCCGGTGGCCACTCGTCAGCGACCGTGATCGCCCCGGAGTAATCCGAAGTCGTGATCGTCAGCGGAGGGAAGACCTGGCTCACGACAGAGCCACCGTCCCCAGGATCCCAAGCTCGTCATCAGCAACAGCGAAGTTGGTGCCCGCCCCCTCAAGCTGCAGGGAGGCGTAGTCCAGCACCCCGGCCACGGAGAGGATGGCGGCACCGACCTCGTTGATCCGGACGTCGTCGCCCGCACCGAGAGAAGCGAAGTACGCGCCGACCTCTTCCTCGACCAGCGACTGCACGGCGGACTCCGGGATCCCGGACTCCATCGTGAGGTTGGCGGAGACGTCGACCGTCACCAGGGTGGGAGACTGCACCGTGACGTCGGCGCCGATCGGACGACGAGCCTCGATGTAGGCGATCACCGTGTCGAGCAGATCGCCCGTCACCAGGACGTTGTTCGGGCCGAGCACCAGGAGCAGCACGGTCCCCGGACCGTCAGCGAGAGGAACGCAGGACGCCCACGCGATCCCAGGAACCTCCCTAGCCCAGATCACGTAGTCGTCCTCGGTCCCCGCCCCGCGGACAGACGAGACGATGATGAGCACCCGCTCCCGGAGAGCGTCATCCGACTCGAGATCAGAGCCGCCCGTGAGAGGGAGAGGGTTGGAGACTCCGTCAATGCCCACGATGGTCGAGAGCACTCGATCGATCGCGCCGACCGGGACGTTCCCAGCGGCAGTCGCGGTCGTCGCCCGGACGAGAACCTCGGCCTCCCCGTACAGGATGATCCCCTCCTCGAGGGTCGTGAACACCTGTGGGACATCGGACGACGACAGCACGGTCGTCGCCACCAGGGTGCCCGCGGGGATCACCGAATCGTCGTCGCCCGTGAACACGACGGAGCCGACAGCGAACGAAGCAGGGAGCCGGGTCGCCCCATGCTCTTCAGCCCGAGCGTCGAGGTACTTGCCGTAGGTCTCCTGCAGGAACGAAAGCTGCACGCCGAGCGACATCGCCGCGTACAGAGCAGCCACCTCGATGGCAGCCGGGGAGATGAGGTTCCACGCCATCGACCCTTCCGCGATATCCAGATCGGACACCATCGAGTCGAACATCCGCAGCCGGATGGCGTCAGCCGTCTCCTCAGAGAACGGCGGTTCGGGGATGACGATTGGCATCTCAGCCCTCCAAGTCCAGATCGAAAGTGATGGTCGACAGATCAGCAGCGAAGCTGAAGACGTCCGCCGAGACGGTCCAGGACGACGGATCGTCCTCCGATGGGGTTGACTCTACCCGAGGGACGTCGACAATCCTCGGATCGGCCAGGAGCGCCTCCCTCGTGATCCGATCGATCTCGGTGTCGACCTCGTCGGGAGGAACGTCGTCCTGGATGAGCCGCTCGAACTCCGAGCCGAACCCAGCACCGTAGATCGCCCACTTGAGCCGCTCGATGCTGAGCGCCGTCCGCGCCCACTGCGCCAAGTTTCCCGGCCCCGTGACCGTCTCCACCGTATTGCCGAAGACAGCGAGATGCGGATCCGCCACCCCGCACGCGCACGCGTCCCCGAAGTGGAAGACCCACGACGTCCCGTACTCGATGGCGCTTGTCGTGACGACATCGGACTCGAGCGGATCCGGGATCCCCGCAGGCAGAAGCTGCGCCATCAGAACCCTCCAAGCTTGGCGATGATGAACCACTCGGTCCCGCCGAGCAGCGAACAGAGAACGTAGCGATCACCAGCGACCGGGGAGCCGGAGCCGCACCAGACAGCCGGGACCAGACCGCCCGTGAAGCCGTCCAGGATGACCTCGAGCGGATCGACAGTCTGGACTACCCCGAGCGCGATCTGATCGGCTGTACGGGCCTCTCGTGCCGCCTCAGAGCGAATGAGATCCCTCAGCCGAACCGCAGCCCCAGCCCTCTGCCCATCGAACTTCATACCGAAGCCACCGCCTCAAGAATCAGACCCGGGTCGATCGGCTCACGCCGCACCGCCGCCACCATCTCAGACCGACCACCCTCCACCGTGATGTCTACGGACTCCACGAAGTACCTACCAGCGATCTTCATGTCCGCGGACACGACCCGGACACCGTCGCCAGCACGGACACCGGGGACGGCCCACGACTTGAACTCGATCACGTCGTCCGGAGCAGCGTGACGATCGATGGTCTTCTCGGCCCGATCGAAGACCGCTTCCTCGTCCTCAACCTGCCCAAGATACTCGACCCGCTGACGAAGGCCGTAAAGCTCCTGCGAGCGGACGTTCTCTTCGACGCCCTCGAGCGGAGCCTTCTCCTCGTCGTCCTCGAACGGCCCGAAGACCCGGACCCGGTTGACCACGTCACGGAGGGACTCCGAGCGACGAAGACCCGTGAGGGATCCGAGGTTCCCGGTGCGGAACATCCAGCGAGTCGTCTCGGATCCCTGCAGCCGGAGATGCACGCGACCCAGCGACGAATACACCCGCCAGACCTCCCCCGTGAGATCCCGGTGCCGCTGCTGAGCCTCCTGCACGACATCCCAGAGACGCCGACCGCGCATGACGATCAGCCCCAGCGCCTTCCCCGTCGACGGGACGTCGCCCAGCGGGACGGTGAAGTCCGAGCAGATCTGCGTGAGGATCCCCGAGAGCGTCTGGTTCTTGAACACGTAGTCGTCCTCGCTCATGAACCCATGCAGGATGTCGTAGGCCGTGATCGTCCGGTCCACGGACGACGGACCCTCGTCGTCCACGACGTCCTCGAACTGCCCACGCCAGATCTCGCGGCGGAGGATCTGCCCGGTCGCCAGATCAGGGACCGGCGCCGTGATCTTGGCAGACGTACCAGCGCCGCCGATGCGGAGGATCTGAGCCGCAGGACCGGAGCACTCGATGCGGACCTCGGCCGCAGCCACGTTCACGTTGTCCGT